ACCTTTTCTTAGGAGTTTTCTTTTTCTTTTTCTTTTTCTTTTTCTTAGCCAGTGCTATTCTTGCTTTTTTAGCAGCAGCCTTACCTTTTGTATCATAGCTATAATATTCATCACCAACTTTAGGCATCCCAACGTCTCCTCTGTTTAATGGGGTGAACTCATTGCTTAACACTTCCATCGTTTTCTAGCCTGCCGCAACCGCGAGTCAGGATTTTTAGCGGCCTTGGGAAACTTTTTCATTTGCCCCGCAGACCTAGCGCAAAATGACTTACGCCGCTTCGCAGCCGCGCTTCCTTTTTTAACTTTACCCGTAACCGCTGTTTTTAATTTAGAGCCTGGATTGGCCTTACGATAAGAGGCAACCCCCTTCTTCGTCATGCCAGCGCCCTGTTTGGTTTTGCGATAATTCGCGCCCTTGCCGCTGGTTGTGCGCCGGATAGGCTTCTCTGCTTTTTTTGGCATAACTATTCTAAACGAGACGTAAGAAGACGTTCAAATTTCTCTTCCAGACGATCAAACCGTTTCATCAATTCCTTCATATCCTGATGAAGATCATCTTTAGTTACATACGCCTTGGCTATCTCTTCCCGCGTATTTGATATATGCCCCCTTAATACGTTAATCTGGATACTAATGCTTCGCATCCACCAGACAAACGAACCGATTGCAACACTAAGGACTACGTTCCAAATAAAACTTGCGTCCGACAACATAGCACTTATGCGTAATGCTTCGTTGCGCGGATGAGAACCATATAAGAATCACCAGACGTTGCTGCCGAACCACCCCCAACAGTGGAAAGAGTCACATCCCCTGTTTTGTTTGTTCCGTACTGCCTCAAGCCCCCTACTGAAGAAAAATCCTGATATGTCCAGCCTGGGTCAATAGCCATTGCCACCGTAGCCGTGTCGGCAGCATTCTTTAGAATAACACCGCTAGTAAATCCATTTACCTGCGCCCAAATTTCCTGAATCGCCACACCGTCACAGGCGTTTCCATTATTGTCAGAACCAAGAGCGGAAGCGTCAATTTTGACTACGTCCGCTTCACCCGTGCCATCAGACAAGGAGGTAAGCTGGACGACCAAGTCTTTCTCGCCATCCTGTATTGTTGTAACCGCTACTGCATCTGCCATAATAAAATCCTTAAAAGAGGCGGGGGGCAAAGCCCCCCGCTCTAATTATCGTTCAACCGCTGCAATAATGTAGTCAATGGTCATGGTTTTAGCCACCGCTTCCCCATTCTGAATACCAAAAGCTATTGTAAGCTCTTCATCGTCAGGAATGTTTGTAAGGGTGGTTTGTTCCGCAACCTTTGAGTCATCAACAAAAATAGATACAGAGCCGCTACCCGCGTTGCCATTGGGGTTATAATGGAAAGCAACAGTTATAAAGGTGTCGTCTGCCAACGTACTGATCGCTGTATTACTAGTGGCTGCATTGTCCTTTTCTATATGAAAGTCCAAATTAGTATCACCATCATCTTTTAGAAAGAAAATGCCATCAGTAGTGTCTAGCGGGGTCGTGTCTGTGATTGTCAGTCCCATAACAACATCAGATTGAGTGGCGTCACTTACTTTAAACCGAGCTTTAAAAAACATATTCTTAGTTGAAGAATATTTAAAGCTCTCACCGTTCAAGTTGAAGAAATCAAGGTCGTTATCACCCGCCGCGTTAGTAACAAGAAGAGCCCCGCCTGCGGCAGACGTTAGAGCTTCTGTTGCACTACCAGTACCCACTTCAGTCGTGGTAATAGTCCAATCGCCAGCCGTGTATGTAAAAAAATCATTCACATACGAATAATATTTAAACGGATCAAGGTAGGGGTACTCAAAAAGAGGATTCCCAGGCGCTTGATTCGATACGCCGTTCCTAAAATGTGTAGTCGTCATAACAGTTCCCTCCTCGGAACCAGCGCCTCAGCGCCATTATGTTTAGAAGAAAAAGGGGGAGCGCCGTAGCGCCCCCCCCGTAACTTACGAAGCGCCTGGAGAACCAAAGACACCAAGTGGATCAGAAACGCCAAACGAATAACGCTCACGGGCTTTATACCGCACGTTACCAGTGTTGAAGTCACCGTCCATAGAAGTGTTCATCGGCGCTCGTTCAAAGTGCTTCAGACCATTCGGAACATCCGTAATCATCATCCACGCATTGGTATCCGTGAGATAATGATTAACCCGATAGCCTTCAGGAATAGTTCCATTATTCTTGATGGCATTGATGTCGTTATCCGCAGTTGCTGGACGCAGATCGCTATCCAGAATACGGGTTGCAACAAACATCAAGTCCGGCGGAACAATCAATCGACGCGGACGAGCCGCAATCAAAAGACCACGTTGATCCGTCCACTTCGCAATCTGAATAACAGCCGCCTCAAGGGAGGTTTCATTCAAATCCGCAGCCGTGGAAGGCGTGTTGGAGTTCGTGCCACCAGACACAAGCGGGTGGGCAGTATTGAAAAGCGTTACACCGTCACCTGATGTGTATGACCCAGAAGGCATACCATTGTTCAGAGGACTAGCAGCTTTAACCTGCTTGGTGTACGCCATTGCACGAGCCAACGCCTTGGTATAACGAGCGCTGAGACTGTCATAGAGATTATCCTCCATTGCCTCCTCAGTGATCGCAAAACCCATTGCGATGGTTTCGTGGCTATACCTTGCAGTATAGCTTTCCTGCGCGTTGTCATACGAGACCGCAGAACCCTCGTTTTTGACGGGGGCCGCATCGAAACCACTCAAGGCAACTTCTTCTTCGAAGCTACGCTCGGATGATTCCGTCTCGTACAATTCCTTATGCTCGTCTTCATACTTGGCATACTCTATGCCGAAGAGAGCATTTATCCCTGGCAGGAGTTCTTTTAGCATTTGCGCTCTTGAAATAGCCATTGCTCAAAATCCTCCTAAATGCCAGTCGTATCTTGCCATTGATGAGAAGCACAGGAGTCGCCAGTAGCGTCTCCACCAGAATTGAACTTGCAGAGAATATCCGTGAAGGAGTCTCCGACAGAACTATTCGGGCCATCAATAAAGCCAAGAATACGAACAGGTAGGGTCTTAGTAGCCGCTATCGTAGAAGAATTGATAGAATTCTTACTATGACCAATTGAAGTTGAACCAGCCGTTTGAACGACCGCGACATTGTTGCCAAGAGCAGTTTGAGCGAGAGTCGCATTTCCCTGCGCTTGAAAAACAACATTTGGGTCATCAACTACATACGCCTGGATGTCAGTTGCAACTGTAGAAGCTGTCCACATCTGAGAGTATGTCGGCTGGCTTGTGCTGGGGTCAGTATAACTGCACCCAACAAAAATTCCCACGGGAGTCATGGCCGTCGTGCCGGTGTCTTTTTCGACAGTACCAGCAGCTACAACCTTGAGAACGTCCCCGTAGAAAATCGAAGTTCCATAACTGTTTGTCACTTTCATATGACGGACTGAATCGCTCCAGCTACCACCACCCAAAAGACCAACAGGTCGGAATCCGTGTGGCGTTGCACTTGTTGCCATATCGTTTTCCTCCTAACAAAGGATTGAGTTAAACCAAACAAAGGCGTTACTTGGGTTTCGCGCCTCCGCCGAAGGACACCTGCGTCCGAGATTCATTAATTTTCGGCATACGCGGGTCGTTGTCCCTCATAAAGTTTGAGTCCACAGACTCCGTTTGTCTCTTCGATAACTCAGCATAATATTCCTGCCTACTACGGACGGTTTCTATGGTTGTTTTGCATATAAGAAGTTCACCAACCTCAATATTTCCTTCAAAAGTTGTTCCTCTATCTGAAGCAATCATTAATTCTGGATGATCTTCTGCCCGTACTGGTTCCCATCCTTCACGCATACGTTTGGATACATTGACTGCATCCTGCGCCCCCATTGTGGATGTCCTGATCCACCGAAAGACGTAACCGTCTTGCGGTTTAGGATCAGGTAGAACTTGAGGCGGCTCCCATGCCTTTGTTCTCTCGGAAGACTCGCGACTATCTGCTTCTCTTGGTTTGCGCTCAATTGCCTCAGTTACTGCCATTGGTCATCTCCTTTTCTTTCACGACTTGTGCCGCATACTGTTGTGGCGTTACTCCCAATTTCTTGGCGAGGGAAATTTGAGAGGCAGTTAACTCCACTCTGCGCGTTGCCCCACCGCCCCTTTTAGCAGGTGCGACAACGGACGTTCTCCGAGAAGATGGAGTATTACTGCGTTCATTACTCTTCTCGAATTGTTTGGGAAATGCTTCTCTTAAAGCATTATCAATCGTTTGGTAATAAGTCGGGTCAGTTCTTGGATCAATGCCCTTACTTGTTAATTCCTGATGCAATCCAACTGCGAACCCGCTTAGGCGTTCATATCCTGGTTGTTGAAACCAAGAATTTCTTTTTATCCAATCGACAGCATTCGGATCAGGGGGCGGTGCTGGTTGATATTGCTGCGGTTGCTGTTGAACCTGCTGTTGAGGCTGTTCAGGAAGAGGAGCAGCATATATATACTGCTGTTTCTCCGCATGTAACCGCGACAAATTTGACTGTGCATCCACAATCGCATCCGCATCACCGCTTTCATATGCATCACGATACCGCTGTTTTGCCGTATCAATTTCAGCATCTGTTTTTGCAGAAACTTGATCATAAAGAAGTTTCCGCTGATCCGACAACTGCTGTCTTAAATTCTCATTTTCCCCCTGAATAGATTGAGCGTATTTAACGGCCTCAACATTTTCACGAGAGGCTTTCTCTTTCCCCCTTCGCTCCTCATTCCATTCATAGCGTAATTTATCTATACGCTTTTGAATGCGGGGTGAAAGATCGGGAAGCTCTTCGTCTCCCCCTTGAGCATCTGCATCCTTGGGAGGACGGTTAGCGTCTTCAGACGGGGTATCGTCTACAACAACAACCTCAAGATCGTCCTCAGCCGCCTCTTGAACAGCTACTGCCTGTTCCAGTTCCTCGCCCAAATTCTCTTTCTCTTGTTCTATTATCATGCCCTAGACACTCCCCGTGGATCATCAACAACAGCACGAACACTGTCATCATTTATAAGACGGAACTCTTTTTTATGGATAACTAAACGTGTCCCCGTATAGGGCTGTATAATTATCCAATCCCCCTCCTTGCAATAAGAGCCAGAGGGGAACCTGCTTTTATCTGCATAGGCATCAGGGCCAACAGCTAAAACCATCGCGGTAATGCTGGCGGCTTCTTCCCTTTGCCTTGTGGCGTCTGGCATAAAAACACCACCATCCGTCTTTTCCTTTGATTCGGGTAAGGCTATTAAAAGTTGATACCCGGC